AGCCCTGTCACCGGATCGGTGATGCCAGACGGAGAGGTGTCATTGCAAGCATTCAGGGCCAGCCATGTGGTCAAACTTTGAAGTTGCGGCATCGTCTTGCTCCTTTACGAACTGAATCCGAACAACAGCGTGTTCTTGAACGGCTGCGCGATGTACATGGTCGTCGCCAACCGCTGAATGATGTACTGCGCGGTCGGATTGAACGGCACCCGCTCTTGCACGATGCCGTAGTCGAATCCTGGCTTGTCGCTCGGCCTGATCTTCACCGAACTGGTGTCGATCATGTAGAGCACTTCGCCCACCGTACAAACCGTGTTCGACGGCTGCTTACTGCCAGTCGGTGACACCGTGACTGCCGCCCCCGCCGAATTGTAGAACTGCGGCGTTGTGACGGTCCCCGTCTGCGTGCTGGAATTCGACCCGTCCACCAGGCTTGTGTTGCCAGCCTTGCCCTGTACCGCGCCCAGCGAGATGAATTCTCCAGCAATGGCCGAAGGTGCCAGCGGGTCTTTGTAAATATCCATGCCGTCGAAATTCAGCCCGGTGTACATGATGTCGTGCTTGGTGTTCGAGATGTCCCGACGCTGCGCTTCGAGTGCGACCGCGATGGCCGCAAAACCGAACACGTTTGTGATTCCCAGTTTGGGATTGCCGCCGCGGACTTCGGCCACAGCCTTGCCGTAGGTCAGAGCGCCAAAGTCAATCTGCCCGGTTCCGCCTGTCGAGGTTCCCAGCCAGATCGGAGTCGAGTTCATCGCAGGCCCGATGGCTCCGTTGCGAACTGCCGACCCGTAGAGGCCGTAGATATTGCCAAACGGGGAAACGTCGATGCCGTTGTTGCAGGCTTCGTCCAGTCCGTTCACGTCCCAGATGCGATTATCCAATACGCTTCCAGTCTGACCGCCTGAGCCGGATGGTTGTCCGTGGCGATAGAGACTCATTTCGAGCATGGTGTCGATGGTGGAAACCATCGTGGTCAGCAAGACTTGGTAGGCATCGAGAATCCGAGCGGGACCGGAGTTAATGACACCTCCCTGCCCACTGCCGTCGTCGTAGTACCAGTCGTCGATCGGGGACCACGCGGCAATCAACTTCTCTTGCCACTTGACCTGACTGGTCAACTGCTGGCCGGTGACAGAAACGCTCTTGCCTGGGGGAAGGGCTGCGCCTTGTACGCGGCCGTACTGGATGTTTTCGACCATGCCATCGCCGCCGAGGTAGGGATCGAGCACGCCATCCCTGCGAAGCGCGGCTTGGAGCGCGGTTCCGACAAACAGGTTGTCGAACAGAACATTCCGTCGCACCGATTCCTGATTCGCGGCGTCTACCGGATTACGTAGTGGGTCGAATACCATTTGACACCTTCCTTAAAACTGTTTTCAGCGCCTTACGCTACGCTGTGTGCCGCAACATCTTCCCGAATAGCCGCTCGCGTCGATGCCTGCCGTTCCTGTGGAGTCATCTTCAACGGATCTGGACGCTTCCCGGTTTGCGCGGCCTTGCGAATCTCCGAAAACTCCGAGTTCCGCGCTACGCGCACATCCGGGTTGCTGCCAACCTTTTCCGCCCATTCCTTGTCGCTTGCAGCCTTGGTTTCCGCGCGGATCGCGTCGTCATGCGCCTTCTGCGCTTCCGCTGTCTTGGCCGCTTCCTTCGCAGCGAAGTCGTATTTCTTGGCGGCATACGCCGATGGTTCCATGCGCTGTGCTGTCGCTTCTGCAATCAGCGTCGTCGGAGAGTCCGGCATCTCGGTTCCGAACAGGCTGCGATACTTCCACTGCGTATCGCTGGCGAAGCTGAACGCCGATCCGATCTCGCGGGTCAACTGTTTCACTTTTTCCTCAACGAACTTCGGGCTTCCCGGCACGTCGTTGGCTCCTGCAACAAATTGTCCGTCCGCTCCACGCGCAGCAGTCGTTGGCTTAAACGGTTCGGCGGCGGCAACAAAGCCGCCTTCCTTCGCCTTCTCCGCCAGCGTCTTGTAGTAGTCGCGCTCGGCAGTCAGGTTCGCGCTTTCAATCCCCCACTTGTCGAGGGCCGGAGCAATCTTCTGGTCGTAATCCGCGGCTTGCAGCCTGCGTGCGTTCTCCGCTTCCTCTCGCGCCTTCTGCGCGGCAGTGGATTCGGTCGTGGCGGCGGTCAACACGCCTGTGATTCCAGTCACAACCTTGGCGTCAAGCGCCTTGATCTGTTCATCGGTCATTCCCGAGGACTTCAAAATTTCTTCGACGGTCGGAATAGGCATGGACGGTTCTCCTAGTAAGCCGGGTTCGCCCCGGACGGTTGCGACTGCGGTTGGGTAACGAGCTTCGTCTGCGCTTTCTGAATCGCTTGACCAGCTTCGGCCAGTTCTGCGGCGATTGAGGCATCTTGTTGTGCCAGTTGCTTGAGAAGCATATAGACTTTCGCCAACATCATCTGCGTGGGGCTGGCGGGAGCCTGGGAAGGTTGCTGAGGAGACGCACCACCGGGAGCGCCCCCTGCGTCGGGAGCGCCTCCGGCTGATTGCGTTGGATCTGGTTGTGGCGTGGTCGCCATAGGACTATTTCTTGCCGCGACCCTTACGCCCGCGCCGCTTTCCGCCCTTGTGTTTCTTCAGATGGGACTTGTGCGCTCCCACCATCTTCACTTTCTTTCCCTTCGCCATTGCTGGCCTCCTTGGATCAAAATAAAACGGCCCAAGCCGTTTTCAGCTTGAGCCGCTTTTGCAATCCCAAGGGGCGCTTGCGCTTCTCGATTACAAGAGTTATCACTATCTGAGAAAACTTGTCAAGCGGTTTCTGTGTTCATCCCGAGACGTTCTCTCACATCTTTGGATTCTTCTTCGGTTAGTGCTTTAGTTTTTTCCGTGACCAACACGCGAAGTTTTCCCCCTTGAGACATGGGGATTTTTACTTCACCAAAAGTCTTTTCCGTTTTCAGGTAGTGCTCCACTTCTGACAGCGGAGCGTTGGTTCTGATCTCGGTTTCCGTGACTAAGAAATCGCGCGACTTCACAATCAAATCGTCTTTGTCCATACTTAGGCTCCTAGCTCGTCTTGTTCACAACTCTCGGTTCACCACCAGCGCCACCTTTTTGCGCCTGCTTCATCGGCTTCTTGTTCGTGCTCGGCCTGCCACCCTTGCCGCCACCCGGCTTGTCTCCACCAGGTTCCAAACCCAACTCTGCCGCCATCTTTGCCGCCAGAGCCTTCAACTTAATTTCCTCGATTTGTTCTTTCACCCACTTGTCATGCTCGACCGCGTAATCCTCAATGCCGCACTTTTCAAACACCGTCTCCCAAGAAATCGGGGCGTTCTTGAACTTGAGCGACATGAATTTCAACTGTTCTTCTTTTTGCGTGATCTTGAGCAGGATGCTTGGCACCGACACCACGCGGATGTTCTTCGCAAATCTACGTGCTCGCTCCTGTGCTGAATACTGTGATGGAGTCTGAGGAACCGCGTCGTTCACGTACTCGTCCGGCATGTGGCTTGGGACAATGGACTGCGGATCAAAGTCGAATACTTCCGGCGTGATGTTGTCCGCTCCGATGTATTCGATGATGCGAGAGGTGGTGAACCACTGCGGGATCATCGGCGCGGTCATGTAGGCAATCTTCGCGTTCGCTGCTTCCATCAGTCCGGCAATACCCTTGGCAATCGGACCCACGCCCTCAATCGCCTTGTCGAGATTGTCGCCCGACAAATTCATTTTCAGGTTCATCAGGCTACCGAGGTCGTTGATGCCCAACTGCTTCTCAATCGACTTGTCGTAGTGCTCAAGCATCTTGAAGTGCTCACCGACTACGCGCACTTCATCGGGGAGAATCGACTGGATAATTTTCTTTGGCTCGCCGTCTGCGCCCATACGGATGTCTTGACCGAAGATGTCGAAGTTCTCCATCCGCGTCCCGCCCGTCACGGACGTGTCATAGCCCATCGGAGGATTCAGGGTCACTCGCGTAACCTCGTCCATCTTCCGTTCCGTTTTGCGCTTGGTTGTTTCAATGGAACCAACATCGTCAACCAGAGATCGTCCCACCTGCTCCCAAGCCCAATCGTCCACGTCATACTGCACTGGCGGCATGATGCCGTGATTGTCGAAGGCAGGGCCGTCGTACATCGGCGTGCTCATGCCGGCTGCGGTGATGACCAGGCGCAGGCGCGGATAAATCCGGCAGTCCTCCACCGTCGCCTTCCGCATGAATGCCTGACCGCCGCGGATTCCGCCAAAGATTTCCTGACCGACATACGGCACCTTGTAAAACCAGCTTGTGCCGGGATCGCCCATCGGCAACTCGTACCTGCTGCTGTTAATTCTGAGATCACGGATGAACGTGTAGCGAATTTCGCAGTACAGGCTCCCCCAGGTACGCCCCTGCTGTCCGTAGCGCCATCGCTCTGCCATGTCCGCACGGCGGCACTGGAGGCGCGACTGGTAGTTGACATGCCGCACTGGCAGGAGAAGCGACTGGAACAGCGGAAAGCGCCCGTGGGCTTCCGCAATGGGCATGTAGGAGTAGATTGTGTTCGCGTAGGCTTCCTGTACGTCGTTGCTCGAAGGAACCTGCACAGAAACCACGTCCAGCAAACCCAGAGGTTCAAACACGATTCGCCGTTCTTCGTATCCGTACCCGCCAGCCTTGCACTTCGGCCAGATGTATCCCCGTCCCATGACGGTCGCGTACTGGAGCGCCTTCCTGATCTGCCGAGGGAACTGGCTCTCAATGTAGACACCCTTCATCACGCGGTTCACCATCTCCGCGTAGGGCTTGAACTGAGGCGCGTCCGAGCGCACCGTCCCAATCTCTCGCACGTCGGAGATTGTCTCAATGAATTTTCGGAGATCGTATTTCAGTCCGTTGGTAACAAGCGTGGAACCGCTGTTGTCGTCAATCACGCCATCGAAGATTTTCAGATTTCGAGCGAGGTTCTTGTAGCAAGACTGGCTTTCGAGAACGCCTTCGCCTTCCTTGATCTGCTCCTCAACCCAAGCATAGCGGTCAACGGGTGGAGCGGTGAACGGAGGAATTTGCCAATCCGAACGCTTCTCGTCAATCAAGGCGCGATCCCTTCTTCCTTCTCGCACGCCATGACCCCTTCAACCAACACGGGCACTGCGGCCTTGGCGCGACTTGCTTCCATGCGACGTAACAGTTCGACTGCCAGCTTCCTGTTGAAGTCATCCGGCTTGTTCTGGATGTCTTTCTTGATTTGTTCGATGGCGTGAGCGCGAATCTTGTCTTCGTACAGGTAGCGTTCGTGATCCGTCATCTCCGCGATGCGCTTTTCTTGAGCGCGAAGTCTCTTGCTCCAAGTGTCCACTTCATGCGCGTGGCGGCATTCGATTTTCACGTACCCGGTCGGAGGCTCGATCGTGTGGTGCGGAGGATTGAGGATGTGGTCGAGTTTACTGGAGTACCAGAAAACAATCGGCCTGCCCATTTGCTGAAGGGAGCCTTGCTGGGCCAGTTTTTCTTTCCGTAAACGCTTCGGGAGAATAAGACCACTCATACAGCGTCATTGTGCCACAAACACTCGCAGACTCAAATTGTAATTTCCGAATCGCTGTTGTAGTCGAGGTTGAGGTCGGGTGGTTTCGTGGACGGTGGCGCGTATCGTTTCTGCGCTCTCGCGGTCCAATCCTCTACGTGGTGGCGCGTCCAGTAGGAGTGCGCGGCGGCAAGAATCCGGTCATCATGCTTTCCGCTTTGGTGCTCCAATCGACTCTTCCCAACTTTAAGTTTTCGCTCTAGCGATCCGAGTTCGTCAATCAGAAATGGAGACTTCGGCTGATACCATCCGCCGTTTACTGCTTCTACGAAACGGGTGAGGATCATCGGACGCGACCAGGCATTCATAAAGATGCCTTCCTTGTGTCCCTTACTTTCTCTCACGTTCTTGTTGTCGTATCGGATGTCGATGTGGTGAAACTGGAAGCCCATGATCTTCAACTGCAACTGGCAATCGTCTCCCGGCCGCTCGCGTTGCTCAATCGCAAACTTAACGCCGCGCTCGTTCTTCGTGTTCTGTCCGTACCACGTTGCGAGGCACGCGGCGAAGCCGACCATCTGTGGAGCGTTGATGCGATTCGAGGCCAACTCAGCGCACTGCACGTCAGGATGCTCTCCAACCATGCTCCGCGTCACCGAGCACACCGAGCGGTCCTCGTCGTCGTTTCCAAGGCCATCCGCGGTGTCAATGCCGATGGAGTAGTCCTGTTTTTCTCCCTCTGCACCCGGCGCCATGTTCGGTTCCTCGAAGATCATCACCTTCTCGAAGGACTTCCGCTCATCGTCTTCCTCAAACGGAAGGAGCGGCACCGTCAC